TTCGTCATCGTCAACCTGGGTTCGGCCTCGGGTGCGGTGACGCTCAACGGCGGCACGGGCTTCTCGGTTGTGGGTTCGGCCACGGTTGCCATCAGCACTTCGGGGCGCTACCGCGCTCGCAAGGTGACTGACGGTACTTGGGTCGCCTACCGCGTGTAACGGCTTGCGGCCCTCGCGTCTGACCGACGCGGGGGCCGCTCCTTTCTAGGAGAACTTCGATGCCTAATTCCAAGCCCATCGGCGTTGCATACGCTGACCCGGCACTTGAGTCTGGCACCACTATCGCCCCCGCTGCGCTGACCGAGAACGGTCTGTTTGCGGGTGCGGTGGTGCAGACGCACAGCGTTACCGTGGCCACGACCGGCAACACCGACAACGCCATCATCGCGCCCTTCAACGGCGTGATTACGGCGGCGATGTTTTCGGGCGCGGATGCGTTGGCGGCCAACAACACCAACTTCATCACGTTCAGCATCACGAACCTGGGCCAAGCCGGCGCGGGTTCGACGGCGGTGCTTGCGGCTACGGCTGCGAACACCACGCAGGTCACGGGCGGTTCGGCGCTGGTCGCCAACGGTCGCCGTGACTTGGCGCTGAACGGCACGGCGGCGAATCTCGTCGTCGCGCGCGGTGATCGGTTGCGTGTTCGCGCTGCGGCTACCGGCACGCTCGCCAACACGGTGACTGTCCCGGTCTACGCGCTCGTCATCGCGCCGGCCTGATGCACTTCTACCTGCGCCACCCGCGGCACGGCAACAAGGTGGCCATTTCCGAAATGGAAATGGCCGCCGACTTGCGCAACGGGTGGTTGCAGTACGACCCGCAGGAGCCGCCTGCGCTTGTGCAGGACGGCGAACCGATGAACACCCTTGAGGTCAAACGGCGCCGCCGAACGACCGAGGAATAGCGCATGGCGACGGCAGGCGATCAGATTACTCGGGCGCTGCGCCTGCTTGGCGTGCTGGCGGAAAGCGAGACGCCCTCCGCTGCGATGGCGCAAGACGCCCTCGCGGCGTTCGACCAGATGGTGGACAGTTGGAACACGGAGCGTTTGGCCGTGTTCTCCACCCTCGACCAGACGCACACGTGGCCGGTCAACGAGCGCGTGCAGACTTTCGGCCCGACCGGCAACATTGTGGCAGACCGCCCGGTGCTGATTGACGATGCCACCTACTTCCGCGACCCGACCACGAATGTCTCGTATGGCATCAAACTGCTAAACGAGTTGCAGTACAACAACATCGCGGTCAAAACGGTTACTAGCACCTTTCCGCAAGTCATGTGGGTCAACATGACCTACCCGGACGTGACGATTCACGTCTACCCGGTGCCGTCGCGCGCTCTGGAGTTCCACTTCATTTCGGTCAAGCCGCTGACGCAGCCGGCTACGTTTACGACCGAGTTGGCGTTCCCGCCTGGCTATCTGCGAGCGTTCACCTACAACTTGGCGATGGAGCTTGCGCCGGAGTTCGGCGTGGAGCCGACGCCGCAGGTGCAGCGGATCGCTATGGCGAGCAAGCGCGACATCAAGCGCATCAACGCGCCGAAGGACATCATGGCGATGCCGTACAGCCTCATGGCGCGGCGTAACCGCTTCAACATCTTTGCCGGAAATTACTGACATGGCCAACATCAAGATTTCGCAGCTTCCGGCCGCAACGTCGCCGGTCGCCCCTACGAGCGAACTGCCTATCAATCAGGGCGGGGATACCAAGCGAGCGGCTATCAGCCAGTTGGGCTTTGCCCAAGCAGGGGTGGGTGCGCAAAACCGCACCATTCAAAACAAGTTGCGCGACACGGTGAGCGTGAAGGACTTTGGCGCGGTCGGCGATGGCGTGACGGACGACACGGCGGCGATCCAGTCGGCAATCAGCGCCGCTGACGAGGTGTGGTTCCCGGAGGGGAATTACAAGGTAACCGCTAGCATCAATGTCAACAAAGCAATGACCATTCGCGTTGACGGCAAAATCCAGACAACGCGCTACGAGTACCAAGTAAACCCGCCGACCATCTTCCTTGTGACGGCTGACAACGTGACCATCGAGGGCAGCGGCTCTCTGGTCGGCCCAGGCATCTTCACGCACGCCGTCATCACGGACATCCAGTACATCCCGAGTCTAATCAAAGTCAACTCGGCCGATAACGTCACGATTCAGAATTTGACGCTTGTGGATGTCCCGCAGGCCGGTGTCATCTACACCGACTCGGACTACATCAAGATCGTGAACTGCACCTTCGTCGGCGGTGACACCGTGGCGAATTGCAAGGACACGCCGAACGTCGCCGGTATCAACTACTACGCGGTGTATTGCTACAGCAGCGACTACAGCCTCATCACGGGAAACAAGTTCGTCGACGATGACGCCGGGAACACGTTTGCCGAAGGCATCTTCATGTGGCAGACGAACCACTCGGAAGTCTCTAACAACTTCTTCAAGAACATGGTCGATCACGACCTGTATATGTATCACCCGTCGGGAACGACCGTCGGACAGAACAACTACAACACTATCTGCAACAACATCAGCTACACGACGCTGGTAAACATTACCCAGAAAATCGGCTCGTCGCTGAAAGTTCACGGCATCTACAACAACATTTCTGGAAACAACCTGCTGAACACGAACAGCGGGATTGTCCTTGAGCAGGGGTCTTATTCCATCATCTCAAACAACACCATCAGCGCGTTTAACGCCCACGGCATTATCGTCAACGACTTGGTATCCACGAACGCTGACGGCCTGAGCTACATCACCATCTCAAACAACACGCTGAAAGCGGCAGATTCGTCGGCGGCGTATGGCATCTACTTCCGTGGCGATGCTACCTACACGACGGCCAACTGCGTCGGCAACAGCATCTGCGGAAATACCATTTCTCTGTGTGGCGACCCTGGCGGATCTACCCCGTCCCCGATAGCCGTGTTCCACAGCAACACGTCCTATTTCATGGATGGAACTCTGATTGCGGACAACATCATCGTCGGGCAAGCCGGTGTGTTCGGCATGTACTTTGATCGCGTTCGGTTCTCCAAGATTAGCGGGAACATCATCAAAGACGCCATTTACACGCCTCCGTGGCGCGGGTTCCATTTCGTCGGCAATTGCTCGTTCAACGAAGTCACCAAAAACACGGTGCGCGATGACAAGGGAACCCCGACGCTTTCCATCGGGGTGAACTTCGCTGCCGTGTCCGACACGGACAACATCATGTCCGGGAACATCCTGCACAGCCTGTACGCCTCCAGAAGCGCCAATCCGTGGGGCGTGAGCGCGACGTACCGGAACATCGGTGATCGGAACCTCAACGAGGACATGCTCGGTTACCCGGTCGGTCTGGCCACGGCTGAGACGGTCGGCAGCATCACGGCCACGGCGACCGTGAGCCTTGCGATGGAAGTACCGGTCGGCGCTCGCATCATCGGGTGCCAGTTGCGCGTCGAGTCTGCGTTGGCATCCGGCCAACTGTGGGATGCAGCGTATGCGGGAGGCAGTACCGCTACCATAGCGACTGCTCAAGCGGTGGCAAAGAACACGAAAGTCAATGTGCTGTACAACACGAACGGAGCGTCAGACATCACGACCAATACGCTTTTTGTCAACATAACGCGCAACGGCGGAGGTTCGTTTACGGCTCAAGGTTCGATTCGCGCATTGGTGTATTACGAAGCCCTTACGACTCTGGGTGACGCTCCGTAAGTTTGCGCATGAAAACGCCCATCCTTGGTAGCAGCTATGTCCTCCGCAGCCCGAACGCGGCTGACAATCGGATGGTCAACCTGTACCCGGAAGCAATCCCCGAGGGCGGCAAGGAGCCTGCGTACCTGCAACGATGCCCTGGGCTGCGTCTGGTCGCTACGGTTGGCACCGGCCCTATCCGAGGGCTGTGGGCGCACGGCACGGATGTGTACGTGGCCACCGGCACGGAGTTCTACAAGGTCGCCGCCAACCTGACGCAGATTAAGTTGGGCGACATCACGGGCTTTGGCCCGGTGTCAATGGCCGACAACGGCACGCAGTTGTTCATTGCCTGCAACCCGGACGGGTTCATCTACAACTTCAACACGGCGGCGTTCGCCAAGATTACCGACCCGGACTTTCCCGGCGCGGTCAACGTCGGCTACCTTGATGGCTATTTCGTGTTCAACGAGCCGAGCAGCCAACGGGTGTGGGTGACGGACTTGCTTAACGGGTTCTCCGTTGATCCGCTAGACTTTGCTAGCGCCGAAGGTTCGCCGGATGGGCTAGTGTCGTTGGCGATTGATCACCGAGAAGTGTGGCTGTTCGGCACTAACTCGGTTGAGGTTTGGTACAACTCGGGCAACCCCGACTTCCCGTTGGAGCGCATCCAAGGCGCATACAACGAAATCGGCTGCATCGCCCCCTACTCAGTCGCCAAGCTTGACAACAGCGTGTTTTGGCTTGGCGCCGACGCGCGCGGTCAGGGCATCGTCTACCGGGCGCAGGGTTATCAGGGCGTGCGGGTGTCCACCCACGCCGTTGAGTTCGCCATTCAAGGCTACGCCGACATGTCGGACGCGCTGGCGTACACTTACCAGCAGGACGGCCACGCCTTCTATGTGCTTATCTTCCCGAGCGCCGAGACGACTTGGGTGTACGACGCCGCGACCAACGCTTGGCACGAACGCGCCGCACTTGACCGCGGGCGGTTCCGCCGGCACCGATCTAACTGCCAAGCGCGGTTCAACGCCGCGCCGTTGGTGGGGGACTTTGAGAACGGCAACTTGTACGCCTTTGACCTTGCCTACTACTCTGACAACGGCGCCGAGCAAAAGTGGCTGCGGTCGTGGCGCGTACTTGCGCCAGGGCAGAACAACCTTAAGCGAACGATACATCGCCGCCTGCAACTGGACTGCCAGACCGGCGTTGGCTTGTCGGGCTACGGTGCCTTTGATTCCGTCGATTTGCTTGCCGCCGAAACTGGCGATGTGCTGACCACCGAATCCGGCGAGGCGCTTCTGGTGTCCTTGGCGATTACGGACGGGGCTGACCCGCAGATGATGCTCCGATGGTCGGACGATGGCGGCCACACTTGGGGCAACGAGCATTGGCAGCCGGTCGGGCGCATCGGCGCTACGCAGACCCGCGTAATCTGGAACCGCTTGGGCGCTACGCTCAAGTCGCGCGACCGGGTGTACGAGGTATCGGGTGCCGACCCCGTTGTGACGGCCATCATGGGCGCTGACCTGATTCTGGACGGCACCAATGCCTAACACGACTACCATCCCCGCCCCGCGCGTACCGCTTATTGACGAGCGCACCGGCCTGATTTCGCGGGAGTGGTTCCGCTACCTCAACAACCAATTCCGGCTGACGGGCGGCGGTACGACCGACGCCACGCTTGCCGATCTGGAGCTGACGCCGCCCAACAACGTGACCGACGCCGAGTTGTCGCAAGTTGAAGCGGCGGTTCGCGGGTTGCAGGTCGGCCCGCCGCGGTTTGAGCCGAACCCCATCAACTACGGGCAGTTCTACGACACGACCACGCAGACGGCGGCGGCTATCAACACGGCCTATGCGATGCAGTTCAACACGTCGTCCAACCGCTATGGCGTGTACGTCGATCCGGGCGATTCCACCCGCATCAAGGTCACGCGCCCGGCGGTCTACAACATGCAGTTTTCGCTGCAACTGGACAAGACCGCCGGCGGCACCGGCCTCTTTTGGGTGTGGGGGCGCATCAACGGCAACAACATCGCTGACTCTGCCTCCGAAGTGCGCATCCAAGGCAACAACGCCGAACTTTTTGTTGCGGCCAATCTGTTTGTCTCCATGTCGGACGGTGACTACTTTCAGTTGATGTGGGCGGTCGATGACACGACCGTGCAGATACAATCCAAGGCGGCGGCGGGGGTTGTCCCTGGCATACCCTCCGTCATCCTCACCATGACGCAGGTGTACATATGACCGTGTTCCTCTCTCCGCTGGCGGGCGCCGGCGCGCAGTTCTTCGACAACAACGGCAATCCGTTGGCAGGCGGCAAGATTTTCACCTATCAGGCCGGTACGACCACGCCCGAAGCGGCGTATACCGACGCCTCGGGAGCTACGCCGCACACCAACCCTATCATCCTTGACTCGGCAGGTCGGGTCACGCAGGAGATTTGGCTGACCGAAAGCGCCACGTACAAGTTCGTCCTCACGACGGCGGCGGACGTGACGCTTGGCACCTACGACGACCTAACCGGCCTCAACGACTTGAGTCTGGCCGGGGTCGCGTGGGCCGACATCACCGGCACCCCGACGACCGTTGCGGGCTACGGCATCACCAACGCCCTGACCACGACCGCCGCCGCGACGACCTATGCGCCGCTTGCCAGCCCTGCGTTCACCGGCACTCCGACCGTACCGGACAACGCTACGCCTAGCGTCAGTCATTCGGTGGGCTACTTGGACGCGCCGCAGAACTCCAAGACGGCTAGTTACGAGCTAGTGCTGGCAGATCGCAGCAAGTCCGTAGTGATGAACGGCAGCAGTCTGACGCTGACCGTCCCGGCCAACAGCGCCACGGCGTTTCCGTTGGGTACCGTCATCATCATCGTCAACCTCAACGCTACGGCGCTGTCCATCGCTATCACGACCGATACGATGACCCTCGCCAACAGCACCACGACTGGCACCCGCACGCTTGCGCGTAACGGTGTCGCTACCCTTATCAAGATTTCGGCGGCGTCGTGGCTTATCAGCGGGGCGGGGCTGACCTGACATGGGCGGCGCTACGCTTGCGTCCTTCTTCAACGGCAGCGTTGGCGGCGCGGGTGCCGGGGTGTACGACTACTCCGAACCCGGCACCGGCTCCGTTGTCATCCCCACGGGCGCAACCGGCGTCACCATCCAAGTGTGGGGCGGCGGCGGCGGCGGCGCCACCGGCTACGAGATTTTCTTGGCGCCCGGAGAGCCTGACATCATTGACGGCGGTGGCGGCGGCGGCGGCGGATACGCCAAGACCGTGCTAATTTTGAGCGGGCAGGACGGCAAGACAATCCTGTACACCGTGGGTGCGGGGGGCGCGGGCGCCGGATCGGCTACGGCGGGAGGCTTCTCCAACGCTTACAGCGGCACATACACCCTTGCGACCATGACCGCGAATGGCGGTCAGCCGGGTAGCGCCGACCCGCTACAAACGCAAGGCGCTGGCGGTACGGCTACGGGCGGCAACACTACAAACACTACCGGCAACGGTGGAGCGGCGTATACTTCGTTTGGCGCCGCCGGTATCGTGGGCGACGGGAGCTTGACGGCGGGAGGCGGCGGTAACGGCAGTTTCCTTGGCGGTCGGCCTGGTCAAAGCGGTCGCGTTCGCATGGTGTTTACTTTCTAGGGGTAGGTCATGGCAGTCAGCGTCAAACCCTTGATTCCGTCCAAGACGGCGGAGAACGCGCAAACCACGCAGTACACTGCGGCGAACGTGTCGGCCATCATCGACAAGTTCACGGCGACCAACTACAGCGCGTCGGCGGCTACGCTGTCGGTCAACTTGGTGACGCAGTACGACTCGACGGGCAACCAGAACTTGATCGTCAAGACCAAGACCTTGTTGCCGAACGAAACTTACACTTTCCCCGAACTGGTCGGCCACATCCTGGCACCGGGCGGGTATATTTCGACCATCGCCGGTACGGCGTCGGCCATCAACATCCGCTGTTCGGGCAGGGAAGTGTCGTGACGGAGCTGGTAGACGACCGAGCGCAAGCGTTGCAGGTCGGCTATCACGCGACCGACTGGAACGACCGCCCGTCATTTGACAGTTACGCCGCCGCGATGGAAGATTGGGACATCAAGGCGCTTGTCCGCAACGGCGTGTGCATTGGTGCGGTGTACTTCAACGGCGACGAGTTGCACGTATCCGTGCTGCCGACTTGGCGGCGGCGATGGGCGACGAAGGGCTTGCTAGCCAAGCTGTTTGACCGTGAACGGGTTGTCACCCGCGTAACGGACGGGCACGAATATATGCACGACATTTTGCGCCGCTTGGGCTTTGATGCCCATGACGGCCTGTATGTGAGAGGTCACGCAAATGGGCATTGAAACGGCAATCATCGGCTCCGCGCTTATCGGCGGAGGTATGTCCGCTCGCGCCTCGCGCAAAGCCTCGCGCGCGCAGCAGCAGGCGGCCGATCAGTCGGCGCAGTTGCAGCGAGAAATGTTCAACCGCCAGGTTGAACTCAACGAGCCGTTTCGGCAGGCGGGCATCACCAGTCAGAACGAACTGATGCGGATGCTTGGCCTTGGCGGGGACGCCAACTCGGAAGGGTATGGCAGCATCGGGCGGCAGTTCACGATGGCCGACCTTGAAATGGATCCCGGCTACGGGTTCCGGCTGTCCGAAGGCATGAAGGCGCTCGACCGCACCGCAGCGGCACGCGGGGGCATGATGTCGGGTGCTGCGCTCAAGGCCGCGGGTCGCTTCGGGCAGGACATGGCTTCGCAGGAGTACATGAACGCCTTTAACCGCGCACAGGCGCTCAAGAACGAGCGCATCGGCGCGCTTGGCGGCCTCTATGGCGCCGGGCAGATGGCCACCAATCAGGTGACGAACGCCGCCGGGCAGTACGGCGTCAACGCCGGCAACATGATGATGGAGTCGGGGCGCGCACGCGCGTCGGGCTACATCGGCTCTGCCAACGCCATCACCAACGCCCTCGGCCAAGCGGCTTTGGGGTACGGAATGTTTGGCGGCGGTGCGCGCGCGCCTACGTCTACCGGCGCTAACACGATGGCGGTCAACTATCGTCCGTCGCCGTACATCAGCGGGTTGGGCTGACGCCATGCCTATCATCGGTGACACGCAGATTCAGCCGGTCAACTTCCTTGAGCAGTACATGCGGGGGCAGGAGTTCGCGCGCGGTCGGCGTGTGAACGAGCAGGCCGATCAGTTGAACGCTTTGAAGCTCCAAGCCGCCGAGCGGGAGCAGTCAAACGCGATGCTGTTGCAGCAGGCGCTTGCGGGTGGTGCTGACGACGAAACGCTGATGCGCACGCCTGGGGGCATGAGCGTGCTTGAGGCGCGTGCGAGCTTGCAAGAGAAGCAAGGCACCGCTGCAACCAAAGACCTTGAGCGGCGCATCAAAGGCGCTCAGTTCTTGGGGCAGACGGCGGGGGCGTTCTTGAGCTTGCCGCCCGAGCGGTTGAACAAGGCTACGCTTGCGCCGTGGGTCAGCCAGATGACGAGCGCGGGGTTGCTGTCGCCCGAAGTGGCGGCGTATTTTGACCAAATGGCCGACGACCCGGCGCAGCTTGCGCAAGGATTACAGTTGTTGCAGCGGCAGGCCATCGGCGCAAAAGAGCAGGCCGAGCGGCAGTTTACGTCGCAAAATCTTGGCAACCGCGTTCAACTTCTTTCCACGCCGAAATATGGTGACGGCCCCGCGCAAGTTGTGCCGGGATCGCAAGCGGCGGTCGGGATGACGCCCTACGAAAGCGCGCGCATCGCCTTGGAGCGTCAGCAAGAGGCGCGGCTTGCCGCAGCAGCGGCGGGCGGTGGCGGCGAGGAAGGCCGCGTTGTCGCGCGGACGGAAACGGCGGCCGATGGCACCGTGCGGTTCTACAACAAGTTTGGCGACTTGCTCAAGACCGAAGCGGGCGCAGGCAAGCCGTCTGCGGCGTTTGAGCAGACGAAAACGGCGCGCGCGAACATGCAGCGCGATCTTGCCGAAGTCACGGCGAACTTGCGCGAAGTCACCAAAGACGGCGGCCTTATCGACCAGTCTACGGGTAGCGGTATTGGCCGCGCGGGAGATGTCGTGGCGGGTTTTGTGGGCCGCGCTACGCCTGGCGCTATCGCCATCGGCAAGTTGCAGCCGCTTGCCGATCAGGTTCTCAAGCTTGTGCCGCGCTTTGAAGGGCCGCAGTCCGACAAGGACACGCAGAGCTACCGCGAAGCCGCAGGTCAGTTGGCCGACCCGACTCTGCCGACCGCTATCCGCAAGGAAGCCGGCAAGACTATTCTGCGCTTGTACGAGCGCCGTCAGGGGCAGTTCACGCGCGAAGGCGCTGCAACCGACAACAGCGTGTTTGCCGAAGCCGACGCCATCATCGGACGCTGACACCTATGGCTACCGCTCAAGACTACGCCAACTGGATTGTCCGCAACAAGGACAAGAAGGGTACGCCGGAGTTTGACAAGGTAGCGCAAGCCTATTCGCTTGCGCGGCAGCGGGACGCCGCGCCACAGGCGGCTATTGCGGAGCCTGCCGCGCCCGAAGCGCCGCAGTCCCGGTCTTGGGGTCAGGTCGCTACCGAAGCCGTAGGCAACCTGCCGGGGTCGATGTTTGACCTTGCCGCAGGCACCGCCAAGGGTATGTATACGCTTGCGTCGGGGCTGGCTAATCCAACGCAGTTGATGCGGCAAGCCGTAGATGTTTTCCGAGATCCGGGGGCTATCGGGAACGCGCTGCGCGCGCGGTATGGCAGCGAAGATGCGCTCAAGAACACGATTGCCACCGACCCCGCAGGGTTCCTTGGCGATGTGTCTACCATCACAGGCGTTGGCGGCTTGGCGACCGGCAGCCGCACGCTGTCGCGGGTGTCGGCGCTTACCGATCCGCTTCGTCCCGCCGTAAACGTCTTGGGGACGGCGGGCAACATGGCCACGAACGCGCTGTCCAACGTCTATGTTGGCGGCAAAGCGCGGACGCTGATGCAGGCCGCCGAAGGTCGCGGTGACGAAATCATCAACGCGCTGCGGAACCAGCCTGAGATTGTCCCCGGCGCTACGCCGACCGCTGGACAGGCCGCGGCGCCGGTTGGTGCGACCCGCTTTGCGGCGTTGCAAGAGTCTGCCGAGAAGGCCGCGCCGTCCGAATACTTCGCCCGCGCGCAGGAACAGAACGCCGCGCGTGTGGCGCAAATTCGCACCGTGGGGCAGGACACCCGCACGCTAGAGCTGTTCCGTCAGGCGCGCAAAGTCGAAGCGAACTTGCTTTACGGCGCTGCTGGCGCAAAGACGGTTACGCAGGATGCGGCGCTTGAGGCGCTGCGGCAGCGCCCGTCAATGCAGCAGGCGTTTGCCCGCGCTGAGACGCTAGCCTCCGAACAGGGGGCTACCTTCGGCGGTGTGGCCAACGGCAACCGCACATTCACCGTGGCGGACATGCACTTCGTAAAGCAGGCGCTAGACGAAATGCTGACCGACGCTGCAACCACCGGCCTTGGTAAAACCCAATCCGCTGCGGTCAACAAGACGAGAGACAGTTTCGTAGATTGGCTGGAACAGCGCGCACCCGAATACAAGACCGCGCGCACGGCGTTTGCCGCGCGCAGCAAGCCCATCAACCAGATGGAAGTCGGGCAGTTCTTGGAAGGCAAGCTCACTTCGGCGCTGCAAGGCGACGAAGCTCTGCGCGCCGGATCGTTTGCGACGGCGGTGCGCGAAGCGCCTGGCACCGTGAAGCGTGCCACCACCGGCCAAGCGCGTGCGCGCGACTTGTCCGACATACTCACGCCCGCGCAGGTCAAGGCGGTCAATTCCGTGCGCGACGACTTGGCGCGCGAGGCCAAGTACAAGGTGCAGGCGCGTGCGGCGCGACCGCTTGGCCCGGATGCCCGCACCGCCGGCACGGAACTGTTGATTGAGGTTGCAGGCGGTGCGCAACTGCCGACGCTGCTCAACCGCGTCACTACCGTGGCCAACGCCATACTCAAGCGCGCATCCGGCAAGATGGACGAAAAAGTGGCGATGGAACTGGCGCTAGAAATGCTAGACCCCAAAAAGACCGCCCTAGCCATTGAAGCCGCGCAACTGCGTGCGGCGCGGGCAGCGCGTGTGACCGACCCCGCCCGTGCAGCCGGGCGCGCTCTTGGCCGCGCCGCCACGCCTATCGGCGCGACCACCAACCTTCTGCAATCGGCGGCAGCGCAGCCGCCCCCCGAAAACCGCAACGCCTTGAGGCCACAATGACCGACC